GGCCAGCAGGCCGAAACCGAGGCCGGGCGTGAACGCTCCGTGGCCGAGATGCAGAAGGAAGTGAACGATGCGGACAATGCTTCTGGTGCTCATGCCGCTGGCGCTGGCTGGCTGTGCAACGACTTCGGTATTTGCGCCGAAGACTAGCTGTTCCGATCTGCTTCACGGCACCTGGGAAACGCCGGTGCCAGACGCTGCCGCGCCGCGCGAAGGCGAAACCGTGCTCGACACCCTGAAGAGCTGGATCGGGTTTGGCGGTGCCCAGACAGCCGGCAAGCGCACCGAGTTCGAGCGGGCGCAGGCCGCCGGTGCGATCATACGGCGCTGCGAGGAACGTGATCGCGCTGCGATCGAGCGGGCCAAGCCCAAGTTCCTCGGGTTGTTCTGATGTTCCGCACCGCCCCGCCGCAGGAAGACATCCCCGCCGATCTTGCCAGCATGATCCGCGTGGGCACGGTGCTATCGGTCGATCTCGCCGAGGCACGGTGCATCGTGCGCTTCGGCGATCCCGACGATCCGGATCCTGCGCAGACCGGGCCGATCCGTTGGCTGACGCCGCGCGCGGGTCTCACGCGGGTATGGTCACCGCCAAGCGTGGGCGAGCAGGTGTTGCTGCTGTGCCCCGATGGCCAGATCGGTGCGGCTGTGGCCATTATGGGAATCGTGCAGGATGCCTTTCCACCCTTGGGCAGCACCACCGCGGAGGTGATCGAGTTCGCCGATGGCGCGAGGATCACCTATGACCCCGAGCTGAGCGAGCTGGTTGCATCGCTGCCGGCAGGCGGCAAGGTTGATATCACGGCCGATGGCGGAATTACCCTGCGCGGCGACGTGACGATCGAGGGCAATCTTGCGGTCAGCCAAAGCGCGACGGTGGCCGAGACCCTGACCGCCGACGAAGACGTGATCGGCGGCGGGATCAGCCTGAAGACCCACAAGCATGGGCAGGTGCAGGCAGGCAGCGCCCAGTCGGGCGAGCCGGTCTAGACGCGAGATTGCGCGGGTCATGATCGCTCGCTAGTTTGCATTCGGCACCTGATGGTTGGTTGTCAGGCGGCAAGGGCGGCGCGGCAGAGTGGAGATGCCGCGTCGCCCGTCCTTCGGTTAAAGCCGCTTCCACCAGCCCCTGCGCTGGCATTGCGCGCGCGAAGCGCGTTTCCCTCGCTCCCATGCAAGGCATGGATGTCCAGACCGGCAAGCCTCTTGGCGATGATGCGCACCTCGCGCAGTCGATCGGCGACATCCTGTCGACGCCGATCGGGAGCCGCCCCATGCGGCGCGACTATGGCTCACTGCTGTTCGAACTCATCGACAAGCCCATCAATGGCGCGATCCGTCTGCTGCTGCAAGCTGCCACTGCGATCGCGCTGCGCCGGTGGGAACCGCGCCTGCAGCTCACCCGCGTCACGCTGGCCGGAGAGCCCGCCGCCGGACGGCTGACCATCCGTATCGAGGGGCGGCGCACCGATCTGCCGCCGTCGAACGCGCTCACCACCCTCACCATCCCGATCGACACCCGCGCGCCCCGCGCGACTTTCTGAAGGACGCTGCCTTATGCTTATGGTTCATGGCCTCACGATTACCGAATCCGCTTCCGGCCCGCGCGCGCTGGGTGCTGTCAGCCTTGCCGTGATCGGCATCGTCGCCACCGCCACCGCCCCCGCTGGCGAGCAGGCGGACGCGCTCGATACAGCCTTCCCGCTCAACACTCCGGTCCTGATCACCGGCGGCGTGGACATCGCGGCGGGCAATGCCGGGAATGCCGGCACGCTCGGCCCGGCGCTGCGTGCGATCGGCGATCAGGCCACCCCGGTGGTGGTGGTGGTTCGCGTTGCCGAGGGCGAGGACCAGGCGGAAACCGAAGCCAACGTGATCGGCACCACCGATGGCACCACCTTCACCGGCCTGCAGGCGCTCGCCGTGGCCGAGCAGCGCCTTGGGGTGAAGCCCCAGATCATCGCCGCCCCCGGCCTCGACACCCAGTCCGTCATCGAGGAGATGGTCAGCATCGCCAAGAAGCTGCGCGGGTTCGTTTATGCCGCCGCCGAGGGTGACAGCGTGGCCGAGGCGCTGACCTACCGCGCCAACTTCGGCCACCGCGAGCTGATGCTTATCTGGCCTGGCACCAGCGACGACTTTGCCGGTGACATCGTCGCCCGCGCGATCGGCCTGCGCGCCCGGATCGATGAGACCGTGGGCTGGCACAAGACGATCAGCAACGTGCCGCTGGTCGGCGTCACCGGCCTCGATCGCGACATCAGCTTCGACCTCACCGATCCCAGCACCGACGCCGGCGTGCTCAACGGGGGCGAGGTGACCACGATCATCCGCCAGAACGGCTTCCGCCTGTGGGGCAACCGCACCACGGCCGACCCGCTTTCGAACCCGAGCTTCGTGTTCGAAAGCGCAGTGCGCACCAGCCACGCGCTGCAGGAGATCGTGGGCCAGATCGTCAGCCCCTTCATCGATCAGCCGATGACCGTGGGCCTGATCAAGGATCTGCTCGAAACCGGCAACGCCCGCTTCCGCCAGCTTGCGGTCGAGGGTGTGATCCAAGGCGCGGAGATGTTCTTCGATGCCGACCAGAACAGCCCGCAGGAGCTTGCCGCCGGGCGCCCGCGCTTCCGGATCCAGTTCACCCCCGTCGCCCCGCTCGAGAACCCGAACGTCGATCTGGTGATCACCGACTTCTACTACACCGACTTCGCCGACCAGCTGGTCTGATCCGCGTCTTTGTCGCGCTGCCGGTTGGCCGGTGGCCAGTTGCACTTCCGCTACTTGAGCGCCTGCTAGGAGACTTCCCCCATGGGCATCCCGAAGAAACTGAAGAACCTCACCGCCCACATCGACGGCGTGAATTACATCGGCCAGATCGTCGAGTTCGAGGAACCGGCCATGGCGCTCCAGACCGAAGAATACCGCGGCGGCGGCATGATCGGCCCGGTGATGATCGATATGGGCCTGCAGGCGATGGAAGCCACGCTCAAGATGGGCGGCCACGTGGTCGAGCTGATGCGCAAGTTCGGCACCACCCGTGTCGATGGCGTGCGAGTGCGGCTGACCGGCGCGTACCAGCGCGATGACACAGGCGAGGTCGAGGTGGTCGAGTGCTACATCGGCGGCCGCTTCAGCGAGATCGGTACCGGCACTTCAAAGCCCGGTGACGACACCGAGCACGATTACACCATCCCGCTGTCCTACTATCGCCGAGTGGTGAACGGCCGCCCCGAGATCGAGATCGACATGATCGCCGGCACCTTCATCGTCGACGGCATCGATCGCTATGGCGAGATCATGGCGGCGCTGCAGAGCTGACCCGGACCCCGCGGACCGGCGCTGTGCGGGGCGGCCGGTCAACGGATGGGGCGGGGCGGCCATCCCCCCAAGGATCATCCCGGCCGTCCCGTCCCGCTTTCGCCCCGTATCACAACCGCCAGCTGGAAGGGCTATCGTCCTCAAGTAGCGAAGCGGTAGGACAACAAGGACGCCCCGCATGGCAGATACCGACATCGCTGAAACCCAGTCGCAAGACTTCGAAATCGGCAAGAACAAGTTCGAGACCGTCACGCTGTCAGAGCCGCTGGTGCGCGGTGAGCAGCTGATCGAAAAGGTGACGCTCCGCAAACCGAAGGCGGGCGAGCTGCGCGGGATCGCGCTGCCCGAGCTGATTAACACTGACATCGCCGCGATCCTCAAGGTGCTACCCCGGATCAGCGAGCCGGTGTTGACCCCGCACGAATGCGACAACCTCGATCCGGCTGACCTCGCCGAGATCGGCGGCACGATCCGCAGTTTTTTTATGACGTCGGCCGAGCGGGAGATTCTGCAGGCGATGATCACGGAACAACGCCGGAAGATTTGATGACCGATATCGCGGCGATCTTCCACTGGCCGCTCTCCGAGCTGAAGGCGCTCGATATTGGCGAACTGATCTACTGGCGCGGCAGGGCCATCCGTTGGTGGAACGCAACCAATGCGCCGCCGAAGGGGAAGGGTAAGGGCAAATGAGCGGCAAGCTCTCTCTGCTGGTCAACTTCATCGGCGTCGACAAGATGTCCGGTGCGATCCGCAACATCATGCGGCTCGGCCAGCAGGGATCGCGTTCGCTGGGCGAACTGCGCGGCGAGAGCAAGAAGCTCGAGCGCGAGCTCGCCCAGGTGCGCCGCCAGCTCGACGGGGCGGCCGGCGATACGTCAGATCTGGTGCGGCGCCAGCGCGAGCTCGAGGAACAGCTCGAACGCACCAACCGCGACATCGAGCAGCAGCGCGAACGGCTCGCCAAAATCGGCAAGGGCCGCGGGATCCAGCAGCTCGGCGGCCAGATCAGCGCGGTCGGGCAAAGCGCGACAGTCGGCCTGACCCTTCCGCTGCTGGCGGCGGGCTATGCGTCGACGCAGATGGCCAGCGAGTTCAACGCTTCGATGAGCAACGTGGCGACGCTCGTCGACACCTCGACTGAATCGATGAGCCTCATGGGCAAGCAGGTGCTTCAGCTGTCGACGCGGGTGCCGGTGCAGCTCGATCAGCTGCCGCCGGCGCTTTACGATATCCGCTCGGCCGGGACCTCGGCGAGCGATGCGATGAGCGTGCTCGAAGGTTCTGCCAAGCTGGCCGTGGCAGGCCTGTCCACCACGCAGGAAGCCGCCGATGTTGCCACCAGCTCGATCAACGCTTTCGGCCTCAAGGGGGCCGAGCAGCAGCGGATTTATGATCTGCTGTTCAAGACGGTGAAGTACGGCAAGACGACGATCTCGGGTCTGGCTCAGGGCTTTGGCGCGGTGGCAGGAACGATCGCCAACGCCGGGGTGCAGATCGACGAATATCTGGCCTCGGTCGCCGCACTCACCACCACCGGGCGTCCCGCTGCACAGGCCCACACGCAGTTGCGCGCGGTCATTGCCGGTCTGACCCGCGAGACTGAGCAAAGCCGGGCCGTGTTCCAGAAGCTGGGCGCGAAAGACTACAAGGATTTGATCGCGCAATCGGGCGGGCTGGTGCCCGCCCTCAACCGGATCAGGCAGGAGCTCGGCGGCAGCGATGCCGAGATGCTCAAGCTGTTCGGATCGACCGAGGCGCTCGGCGCTGTGCTGGGTCTGACCGGAGGTCAGGCCGAAGCTTTCAGCAAGGCGCTCGACGACATGCGCAACGGGGCCAACGCGATCGATCCTGCCGTCGCCAAGCAGTCGGCCACCGATGCTGCGCAGCAGATCGAGAACATGAACAAGTTCCGCACCGCCGCGATCGAGGCAGGCAATGCCATCCTGCCCGTGATGACGCAGGTCATGACCGTGGTAGCGGACGTGGCCAATTCGTTCTCTCAGCTCGACCCCGGCACCCAGAGCTTCATCATCGGAGCGCTGGGCATCGTCGCGGCCGTCGGCCCGGTCATC